CTAGAAGGATACTTGCGAGGTTTGAAATGAGTAGAGTGCGTATCTTAAACCATCTGCCATGTGAGAAGCCATGTTGTGTTTCGGCTTTTCCCTTATTAGATTAGGGTTTGGATCCCACTGATAAGAATCTAGGCACTTCAAAGATTCCTTGCATTCCTGATCTACAAAAAGTTTATCATTATCAATAATTCCTGCAACGTGTCCTATGCCGTCAATAACAGACTTCTTAGCGTTAATACTACTAATATCATAGTTCTGTGCAAGATCAAATCGAGTCTGCTGTGCCGCCGAGTCAATGTAGATAAAGTCAATATCCCATCGTTGAATTAATTTTTGTATCTCTACTGCATGCTGCTCAGTAGTCCGCTCATTATTGAAATATTCGTCTACCAGATAGTATTTATCTTCATCCCAGTCATACGCAATTACACAGAATGCGGTAGGATCTTTGAAACCTACGTCTAACCCCGCAAAGACATCCATCTTACGAGTATCAAACTGAGACAAGTCTTTAACCTGTGTTTCAAAGTTAAACTTCCATATCTGTCCTTCATAAGTATTAAAGTCAGCTTCGTACTCTTGCTTAAATTCAGCTTCTGACATAGACTTACGCGCTTCTGAAATATCGGACTCAGACATACGAGGGTTATCTCTATAAGTTGCTCTTATTGATGCCCATTCTGGAAAGTCGTCAGAAAAGCCTCTGTAGAAAAACTCAGAGAACCAGTTATTGCGACCCCGTGGAGTGGAGATAAAGATTGCTTTAGAATTAGGTTTGTCTAGTGTGGGTCGAAGTGCTACGTTGAAAGCATCCTTACCGTCTGCAAGTGCGGCTTCGTCAAATATAATAAGATCATATGATCTACCTACACAAGAGTCGACCTGATTAACAGAACCCATACGTACAGTAGAGCCATTAGATATTTCGATAACTTTATCTTTTGCATTGTCTTTAGTAACTTCTAGATCGAAATGCTTAATCAGATTCCTTTGAAGGTCAAAGGAGATCTGAGACAAGGCATAGTTAGGAGACATAATCAAGATATTAGAGCCAGGTACCAAAGACACGAGCTGTCCAATGATGTTGGCTATGTATGTCTTGCCCTGCCGCCTAGAAACGGCAGCAGACACAAAACGATACTTTGGGTTATTAATCGCATTGATAATTGCTATCTGCGAAGGTAACGGAGTGACATTCAATAGCTCCATATAAGGTGCTATTGGAAGTTTAAGGAATCTTGCCTCAGATCCTATTTCAACTATTTCATCAGAGATAATATCTCTTCTGCTTATTTCTACTGCCATGTTCTAGTCTTCTTTTTTAATTAGTGTCCAGATGCCGTACCCTAAACCTACCCAGGCTAACATCTTTGCCAGTCCGCCGAATAGTATTACAGAACCACAGACTGCTATTAACATTGCACCATCCCAAGATGTGCGTTCTTTCATTGCTGCTTTAATCCATTTCACACTGAGTACCTCTCTTCTTGTGTCCGTTCCAGGCTACAAAACCTGCTAAGCGCAGTGTCCAGTATGCTAGATAGTTGAGTACTTTGAAACCATTTACTTCAATACAAATGTCTCGGAAGAGTCCGTCCATATGCTTCTGATCATGGTGGCCAATAGTAGTTCCATCTAATCTCATAAGAGTAGCATACTTGTAACCGTAGTCGTGAACTAAGCCGCCCATAAGTAGTACTCCTACGGGGGACAAGAAGGTAGCAAGGAATTTAGGAACTGATGCTCCATCAAATTCGAAACCTGCTGGTATCTTGTAATCTTCTCCATTGAGACTGTATTTAAAGTCTTGTTCAATCTTCCACTTACGAGAACTTAGCAACCACATAAGAATGCCTTTCCAAAATCCTTTACCTTTTGTCTTAATTGGTAAGGGAGACATAACTGGCATAAACTTATATTTAAAATTTATAGGTTTATCTGTATCTTTGTCAAACTTATTTACTACAAAACCTGCAAGTACCAGTACTGCGAGTACTGTCCACTGCCAAAAGGTCATTGCTAAATCAAGTAACATTTCCATTATTTCTTTCCTCCTACTGCTTCTTTGGCATAAAATGCCGCTACAATTGCGGCTACCGATACGAAGTAAGTAGGTGCCATTGATCCTAGAGTTTTCTGTGCTTCGTCTAAACCTGCAAGACTAGCTAGTACTACTGCGAAAGGGTATAGTAACATTCCGGCTAAAGCGAACCATGCCATGTTACGTTGTGCATCTCGCATTGCATCTGCGTCTTCTAACTCTTTGCGCTTTGCTTCGAGATACATCTGTTGTTCGGCTTCGGATACTTTTCCGTCACCATTAGTGTCTGCAGGATGAAATTCTTTTTCTACCATTTTGCTTTGTCCGCCCAATATGCTGCGGACATCTTGCCTTTAGCTATATTCTTAGCGTGTCGAGCTTTGAAACTCTTACGCTTTGCCTTCATTGCCGCAGACTCGCCGGCCTTAGGCTTCCCTGCCGTTTTAGCTCCTTGCTGACCGAAACGAATTGTTTTAACTTTCGTGCCAACTTTAGCTACAACGATGTGTGACTTTTTAGAGTGCCCTGGAGTACGTTTTGGCTTATTATAACCTGAAACGCCTGCCCGTTTTAACCTTGAGTCCTTTTTTTTCGCTTTTCGCTTTGCTGGCATAAAACTACTCCTTACCTTTACCTGTGTCCACTGCGCCTCTTACATCTGCGCCTGCGGCTACTGCGATATCTGCTACTCCATCTCCGACTGCTCCGAGAGTGGTGTTGATGATGCCTTGAGTGCCATCAATGGCAGCATTCATCGTTCCACAAGCTGAGAGTAAAAGTAATGCAGATACTAGAATTAAATATTTCATTAGCTTCTCCTTTTGCTTTTTCCGAGTGTGGTTTCCTTCCCACTAGTGCGGTACGTACCTCTTGATACGCAGAACCTCATCCTTGTTACTCTATGAAGTCTTCTCTCGATAAATCAAGAGTTTCTTCGTTCAAGCACTCGCAAGGATCACAATCGCAATCTTCGCACTCGCACTCGATGCCGGAGGCTTCTTTAGCCTCTTGTTCAGTGGCGAACTTACTAATTTTTCCATTAACATCCGTAAGTACCCACCGTCCTCGTTTCTCTACAATTTCCATTCTACTTGCCTCCCTTTTTCTTTTTCGGCTTTTTCTTTTTAGGCCGGCCTACTGTAGATCCATATGTTCCTTTACCTTTTGGCATAATACTTTCCTTATCCGAGGGTGTTTAGTAGAGTAACTAACACGCCTGCTAGGAACAAAATTACTGTTCCGCCCATTGCCATCATACGGGACTCTATACGCATGAGTCCTTTTTCAACGTCTGTTAAACGCTGAAAACAAGTTTTCCAACGCTCTTCGCATTGTGTTTCGTGAGTAGCTTGCTCCATTTCTAGTCGAGATACTTTAGGAAGTACCGCTCTGAACTGGTGCAGGTCTCTTTCGCCCCATTGATCGTTATTCTGTTCCATTAAGTAGTTTGTCCATAAGCTTACCATAATTCCCCTGACCAAAAGGAACAGACTCATTAATCTGTACGTTTGTCTGGTTCTTGATATTGCTTCCTTCGGCTTTGAGGAGATCGGCTTGTGCCTTAATCTCATCAATACGCATTTTATGTGCCATCTGTAATAGATCGGCCAAGTCTTTGCTAGAGTATACACCAGACTCCTGGGCTTCTTCTAGTTTTGACGCGATCATCTCGTCTAATAGGGCTCCGATGTTGTTCTTGTTACGGTAGCCCATATCTAAGTACACTGTATCAATATACTTCTTTACTTCACGTTTATTTAGTACATCTACTACTTGTTGTTCAGATACTTGCAGGTACTCACATACGCCGCGTATATTCCCGTACTGTAGATAACTATTCGCTATCTCCAGTCCTTCTGGAGAAATTGTGGTTAGTTCTTTTGTCATGGTTCAAATTATACTCAAATAGTAGTAGGTTGTCAAGAAGTTTTTTTCTCAGGTCTAGTCAGCTAGCGGGTTATCGAGTGCTCGCTGCAGTTTCTTTGTTAGACGTTCTTCTAGTTCTTTCATGTCGCGATCCGAGTCTGACTTTAAAGCGTCACGTTTTGTTTCGAATCGGTCATTTGCATTATCAATCATTAGTCTTACTTTTTCTTCAGATTCCCGCACTTTATCTTCTACGCGGTCTGCTTGTTTTTCGATAGAGATAATATCATCTCGTAGTCCGGATTTGATGTCTCGAGTGTATTCGATTGCTTCATCGAGCTTAGTCTCTATAACATTGTTGCGGGCCTCAATAGCACCTACATCTATGTTTTGGACAATTTCTTTCATATCCATGTAATCACTGTAGAATTCAAAACCGGCCCACGCTGTACCGCCAAGAGTAGATAGTGCAGTAAGCAGTACCATCATCTTGCCGCCTTTGAAGGTCATTCCTCCAATTTCAAACTCTGCCATTACTAGTCCTCGTTTTCAGCAAACTTTAAGTTACGCAGGTTTGCTATCTCTTGCTTTAACTTGAATACTTCCATTCTCTTCTTCTCAAGTTCTAGCTGGTATAAGGTATTACAATTAATTCTTTCTTTAGGAGCACCTATAGGTATGTTAATACGCGCATAGACACCTATATCGTTTGTTCTTACGGAAGGCTGTGTAAAGTCCTGGGGAGTACTGGAGTAAGGGTTATTACCATATCCGTTGTCTATAAAGCCTACAACTCCGAACTCGACATTAGTAGAGGAGCCAATAGCATTCTGACAGTCTACTGTTCCTGAACGTATTCTGTCGGACGCATAGCTTTGAGGACTACTAGGGAGATTGAGGTTTAGGGAGCTGGAATCTGCTCGACCTACCCCTGTCCACAGAAGCAGTGCTATCATTAGTATGTATTTCATTACGTCTCACTTTTTAATTTTTGAACAGATTCTCGATGCGACTATGGAGGTGCTTTTTACACTCTGTAGTATTTTTGATCTAGAACATATATACATTGTTCGTAGCGTATCTTCGTCTCGAATGTATACGTTTACATATTTTCTTTCTTGGTACGCTATAGGAATAATCTTATTTTCGCTGGCAAACTTTATCTTGTTCCAGTCTTTGTCGAAGACGCCTAGAGAGTAGTATTCTATTTCTTTTCTTGTATTGAACAGTAGCATTTCTGCTTTCGATACTCCAGACATATGAGATGCCGTGAGTTTCGGATAAGTAGGAGTAAATTGATGGGCACTTGCGTACCCACCGATTAGTACTAAAATCAATACGAATAACTTCATTATTGTGCTACGCACTCCGCAGTGATAAAGGCAGTATAGTTACCCGCCGGTAATGCTTTGTCGTAGCCATACTCAGCTATAGAAGATACGTTAAACCATACACTACCTGCTACAGACAGATCGAACTCTGTGCTGTTGTTGTATATGACTTTGCCAGTTTCAAAAGCTGACATGCTTGCATCGGAAGTCTGGCCTACAGTAGTAGCTCCGGACCAATTTACTACATCAGGTAACTCAGGAGAGTTAGAAAAGGAATTTGGAGTAGTAATTACAGCTTTGTATGCAGAAGCAGTAATAATGTCGTAACGAATAATCGGAACTACACCGCCGTCTGCTGCGGTAGTACTTAGCTTATCAGCTGTTGGGTTACCGTACACTCCGTCTGTGTCTGTCATTATGACGCACTTAGATTCAACAGTGCCGTTAATGGGGATAGTTGCCCCTGCTCCTAATGTCACAGCAAGTGTGGGGATTAAGAGTAATAGTTTATTTAGTTTCATAGTTATTAGTTCCTAGTGCGTAAGCACCCTTTGATAATTAATTATCGTATTGATTTGTTACCATCTCTTCATGCTTCTTCTGCTGGGCGAACCCTAGCCTCCTTGCTTTCTTGTTTTTAGGTATACTACTATCAGGGATCATTGGCATATCCTTATAAACCCCTCCGTTAAGAGCACCAGTATAAGAAACTGGTATGTAGTTCATTGCAAACAGTGCTGTCTCTTGGGATGCTGCTTGACCATCCATTGCGCTTCGGTTTATACCTCCGAGGAGTTTTTCTAAGTCCATCTTTACCTTTTTGGTACGCATTTTTCGTTCGTACGCTTCCTCTTCATCCAGCTTCGCCTGCTTTTCAAGTTCTGCTAAAACATACTCATCTTGTAACGGATCGTTAAACTCTACTACAGGAATCATGCTTGGATCAAAAGGTATTTGATACTCGGGACAGCTCGGATCACTTTGAGGATCGTAGCAAGGATCATATTGATAAGTATAGATTACGGAAGGATCTGTTACACTTCCTGTACCCTCTACTTCAATAGAACCTGCGCCCCATCTTTCTAAAGGTATGCCACCTGTAGCAACTACCTTATAGATCTTATTTCCTGCAAGTCCTGACC